GTGTCGATCCAGCCGGCAATCCGGCGCGGGCGCACGGGGGCGTTCGGCAGCATCTCGCCCAGCACGTCCTCGCGGATACGCTTGCGCTCCCTGCCACCTATGCGGCGTCCTTCCTCGTCTGCGATCTTGCGGACCTTCTTGGTCACTGCATCGGTGATGGATGCCGCTGGCAAGATCCGCTCGTATTGCTGGAACACAAAGCCGGTGCAGCCGTTGCTGGCAGCGGTGATTCGGTCATCGCCCATGCCGTAGGGTGAGGCAAAGCCGCACGTCTGCGATTCCAGCGGACCTGGCTCGCGTACCGGGTGGTTGGCGAGCTGGGCAGCAATACCCTGCGCGACTAGGCCGGTGGCTACCGCAGGGCTGAAACGGAACAGGGTGAGATTGCGTGGCAGCATGATGGTCGCTCAGTAGGGGAAGTGAGGCAGGAAGGGGACGAATACACAGGCGGCTAGCACCAGGCCGCCCACAAAGGCGATGTACAGCTCACTCGCGCCATATCGGGGAGCACTCTCGCCGTGCAGGCGGATGCGCATGGCGTGTGCTTGCGCCTGTCCGGTGCCCTGTGGCGGCTTGTAGCCGCGTGCGAGGGGCGTGTGCGCTCGCGTAGACTGTGCGCGGGGTTCGAGCGCCGAACCGGCGCCGATCTTGGTTTCCATAGCGGATCTCCTTTCGGTGGGTGTTGGGCGGTGCGTGGGGAGTGCTCGAATCACTCCCCCGAGCCCCGCCGCTTATGGGCCGGCGTCGCCGGCTGTTCATTCGGGCCACGCTGGAAGACCCAGCATTTGACGGTGCGGCCACGGGATTCATCGTTGCTGTCGTGGAGCCAAATGGCGCTGTTCACCGCCTTGATGTCCACGAATTTGCGCGAGCGCGATGTGCGCAGATATTTCTTAAGGTCGGCCAGTGGCGGCGCCTCTAGTCGCGCTTGTGCGGCGGTCTGCTCGAAGTGATTGAGATTGACCGCGATCTCATGCGCGTTGCGGCTGTGGTTGAGCGTCGCCATCGCGCCATTCCACGTATCGAGATAATCGAAGCGCTCCCAGAAGGTCTGCACCACCTTGTGATCGCTGCTGATGGATTCCTGGCGTTCCACTGCCATGGCTTGCACTTCATGCAGCACTGCAGCTTTTTGCTCATCGGTCAGCGTGACTACGTGCAACAGCGCATCGAAGACCGCAAGCAATTGGCCGTGATTCTTGGCAATACGTGTGGTCTTGATATCCGGGCGTTCCAGCAAGGCCTGCTCGTGCTGCGGTGCCATAGACAGCACGGTTTCCATCACCTTGGATTCCGCGCGCGTCGCTAGCAGCAAAAAGTGACTCAACACATCCACGGACATTTGTTCCAGCTTCAGTGCCGCTGCGCGCGTCTGCGCGGTGTGGGCCGAACGATCCACCGTGATGTGGCAGATGCGCTGCATGATCGCCTCGCTGGCTTCCACCTTGGCGTTTTGTGAAATCACCACGGTAGCTCGGAAGGGCGGCTCGCGCGTTTCGTTGCCGGAGTTTTTGACACCGGTGGCGCGCACGCTGCGACCGTTATAGGCGGTCTTGAGTTCGTCCCAGTCGAATCGTTTTTTCGCGTCGTCGTCGCGGTCGCTTTCGATCAGCACCACCGGCAGGTTGGACACCTGCGCGAAATTGCGAGCGCGCGCAGCGTGCGTGGATTTGGACGGGTCGAAGCCTTCGTAGTCGCGGCGCCCAAACAGCTTCCACATAAATTCGATCAAGGTGGATTTGCCGGCGCCGGCTTCGCCCACCAGTTCCAGAAACGGGTAACTCTTCTGCACCTGGCGGATTTGCTCCGCAAAGAGACTGCCGAACCAAAATGCGAGCGCGACAAGTCCTTTTGCGCCGAAACATTGCCACACCAGGTCGAGCCAATCGGCGCGGTAATCGCGCCGGTCGCGGTTGAGCGTGAGCTGTGGCGACTGGCTGAGCGTCTTGAGGTTGAGCTTGCCTAACTCGAAGTAATCCTCGTCGTTGAGCGTATGCACCACGCCATCCTTGATGGCCATGTCGCCCATGACGTAGACGCCGTGCTCTTTGCTGTAGCCAACGAAGTCGATGGTTTCGACGGTTTTAATGTTGAACAGTTGGCGCTGGATGATGCGGTCAAGCTGCTGGCTCGTGCCGGTGAACACCGCACCCGGCGCCATGCTCAAGAGACGTTTTTTGAATTCGCTTGCGCTGGCCAGACTGCCGCCCGCAAAGGTGTTTTTCACCGAGCCGCCGCCGTGAGGAAAGCTCACGCGGTAGTAGTACCAAGACTCGTCGGTAACGGTGTTAGCCTGGTAGTACAGCGGCTGCGGATTGCAGTTGGCAATTTCGACGTTTTCGCAGGCTTCCATCAGCGCCTGGTCGCGGCGTTCGATCTCGTCCTGGTCGGGGTCTTTCTCCTGTAGCTGCTGCATCGACTTGTCGAGCGCCTTGATATCCAGGTCGAACCAGTACAGGCGGTCGGCGAAGTCATAGAAAAACGTCGCCATGCCGGTGCGGCTGTAAATAAGGCGCGCCTTGTCGGCGTGGTTGCGCGCAATCAGCAACGAACCCTGATAGAGGTATTCGTCGACGTCGCTGGGCATGAGCTTGTCGGCCAGATGCAGGTCGTTCCAATCTTGCTTACTCCGGCTCGTTTGCGCGATGGTGGCCGCTTCGCACTTCCACCCATCCTTGCGCGCGCGCTTCACCCATCGCTGCGTGTAGTCGCGGCCGGCGGCATCACCGTCCAATGCCCACACCAGGGTGGGTAGCTTGTTGCTGCGCTGCGCACGAAGCCGCGCAAGAAACGTGGCTGGATAGTTGTTGCAGCTCATGGTCGATACGGCCTCGATGCCGTGGTGGCCCACGGCGACGGCATCGAAAATGCCTTCCACCAACCACAGCTTGTCGGTAGCGGCCAGCTTCTCGGATGTAAGCGTGGGCGGTGCCCACACTTCGCCCGCATAGCTCCTGCCCGGCGCAAAGCGCGCTTTCATTTTGCCGAAGCGGTGCGCGCGATCGATCAGGCGCTCCCAGTAGCCGCCGCCGGGGAGCGAAAACCGAACCGTGGCCGAGGTTGCGCCGCTGTCGAGATCTTTAAACCATTCTTGCGTGTACGTGCCTTGCACGCGCTTCAGATTGAAGCCGCGCGAGTTTTTCAGATATGCATCCGCAGCAGCATGCGGATTGTCTTCGGTTTTTTTGTAACGCTCGGACCAATCCTCGAACAGATCGGGAAAGAGGTCTTTCACCGATGCCTCGTAGCCGCAATTCTTCAGGCGGCCGCAACGGACTACCCACGGCGACGACGCCTTGGCATAGAGTTCCGGTTTGCCGCACTGGGGGCATTTGCCGCCGCGCAGGAAGTCTTTGCGCAGTTTGCAGCCGTAGCGGTCGACCAGCTCGCGGGTGATGTCGCTAAGAAGCTCAGGCGTCATGCCGGCTCTCCCCGCATGGGCATGCCAAGCACCGCAGCGACCTCCTTGAGGTGCGCGTGAGTAAGGGGGAAGTGGGTATCGCCGATGGCTAGGCAGGTGTAACCCGATGCCAGCAGGTAGACGGCGTCACGCGGCGCGCTGGCGACGGCAATCTGCATGTGCTTGAGCACGAGTGCCGCCGTGACGTAGGTCGCGCCGTTAATCACGATCAGTTCGAGACCGATATCTTCGCGCAGCACGATGGTGCTCATGCCGCACCGCCATGGCCCTTGACGGCCTGAGTGGTCTGCTCGATCACGCGGTACAGGCGGTCGTGGATGGCGGCGACAGCGGAAGCCTTCCTCGCTCGCGGGGACGCTCTTAACGGTGCGTTACGTATTTCCGTAGTCATCAGGCAAGCCGACTCCGTTCCGGCTACCCGAAGGCCGCCGGTCTAGGTGAAAAAAGTGGGTGGAGCGCTAGGGCGTGTGCGTCAGATCAAACGACGCGGCGGCCACACACGTGAACGCTGTGCGTTGTGTCTGCCGGCGCGTCGTTCTGCGCCTTGGCCAGTTGGAGTACGTCGCTCGCGGTGAGCGAGTAGATGTGACCGGTGGAAGGGTCCGCGACGCGCACGACAAAGGAGGTGCTGTGGTTGGTGTCGAAGTAAGCCGGTACATGCCTGGCCTGGACGTCGGCCAGCGCGTGCATGGTGTAGTGCGCGGCGGCGCTTTCGGTGATGCCGGTCGTGGACATCAGATGCGCGCAGCAGCGTTTCACCAGTGGGTCGTTGTCGAGGTGCTGCGCTTGGTACGTCGCTATGAACTGCGTGGCGCGGTGAATCAGCATCGCCGCGTGGGCGGGTTCTGGGATGGTGGGTAGAGACACGAAACCTCCTGCGGTCAGTTGAGCACCATGGGTGCATAGCGGAAGCCCGTCGCGCTGGTGGACGATGGCGTGGCAAGGGGCTCACCAGCAGTGCCTTGCTTGGCCGATGGCACAATGATGTCGTTGGGGCGGCGCTCAACGATGGGAAGCGAAACAGCCGGTGATGGGGTGAGGCTGGGAACCAGGGTCCGCACGATGCCGAGATGGGCGACACATCGGTGGCTGCAGTCCACATTCATGCAGTCGAGGTAGATCTCGCGCACCAAGTCGCTCAGCTGTCGCGATGTGATCGTGCGCATGCGCGACCGGCAATGGGGGCAGGCAATCATTCGGGTAACCGTCATGTCCGTTTAGTCCTCGTACACCGCTTCTACGCTTACTTAGCGTCAAGGCC